GCTGATGCACATCGAAGTCGACTTCACGCAGGGGCCGGAAGACTTCTTCCCGATCCCGAGTATTCCCCTGGAAGGCTTTGACGCCGGCGTGCAGATGCCAGCTGGGACGACCGAGCCCGGCTTCTCTATCACCTTTACAAACCCAATCCCGTAGGAGCGCCGAATGCGCGTCAAACCTGCGCCGGGCCTCTCAGTGAGGAACCCGGCTGATAAGCAATTGTTGCCGCCAGAAGGTATCGACGTTCCAGACGGCGACATCCTCTGGACCAAGATTCTCAACGACGGTGATGTGGTGCTGGTGTCGGCTAAGCCGGTTCCCGCAAAGGAAGGTGATAAGGCATGAGCGACATTCCGTTCCGGGTCATTCCCTCTGGTTTGCGTCTGCCGGGTTCGTTCTTCGAGCTCGATAACTCGCAAGCCAATACTGCGCAGAGCAATCAGCGCGCGCTGATCATCGGCCAGATCACGGCTGCCGGCATTGCAACGCCGAATGTTCCGCTCATCTCGGGCGGTGTCGGCGACGCCAACATTCAGGCGGGCGCGAATTCGATTCTTGCCAACATGGTGGCGGCGTATCGTCTCAATGACACCTTCGGGGAAGTCTGGTATCTGCCGGTGGCGGATGCGGGCGGCGGCACTGCGGCAACCGGTTCGATTGCATTTACGAGCGCGCCGACGGCGGCGGGCGTGATTGCGCTCTATATCGCCGGTACCGTGGTCGACGTGCCGGTCACCGCCGCTCAGGCGACGACCTCGATCGCAACGGCTGTTGCCGCAGCGATCAACGCCATTCCGTCGATGATGGTCACGGCGAGCGTGTCGACCAGCACTGTCACCCTGACGATGGATAACAAGGGTCTGTGCGGCAACGAGATCGACATCCGCCTGAACTACTACGGCACCGCGGGCGGCGAATCGACGCCGACGGGCTTGGCGTACACCATCACGGCGATGTCCGGTGGTGCGACGAATCCGACGCTGACGACCGCGCTGGGCAATCTCGGCAACATGACGTTCGACTTCATCGTGTCGCCGTACACGGATTCGGCGTCGCTGCTCGCGATGCAGGCACTCCTCAACGATTCGACCGGCCGGTGGAGTTGGCAGCAGCAACTATACGGCCACGCGTTTTACGCATATGCGGGCACGTTCGCATCGCAGACGACACTTGGTCTGACGCAAAACAACCAGCATCAGACGATTCTGGGCTTCTACAACAGCCCGACGCCGAGCTGGATGTGGGCGGCCGCTCTGGCTGCGCAAGCCGCAGTGAGCGTGCGCGCTGACCCGGGTATTCCGCTGCAGTATTTGCCGCTCGCCGGCGTGCTGCCGCCCCCGGTGCAGTCGCAGTTCCTGCCGAGCCAGCGCGAGACGTTGCTGTACGACGGCATTTCGACCTTCACCGTGGCGCAGGGCGGCGTGGTGCAGACCGAGAACATCATCACGACGTACCAGCTTAACGCGCAGGGCGCACCGGACGATAGCTACCTCGAGATCGAAACGATGTTCCAGCTCATGCTGGAAATCCGGACGCTCAACGCGATGCTCTCGTCGAAGTACGCGCGCTGCAAGCTGGCGGATAACGGATCGCGGCCGCCGGCCGGCAGTGGACTGGTCACGCCGAACATCATCGCGTCCGACATCATCGCTTTGTATCAGGAGCGTGAAGCGGGCGGGTTCGTGCAGAACAGCGATGCGTTTGCCGCGGCGCTTGTCGTGAACAAGAACACCGTCAACCCGAACCGTGTTGACATCCTTTGGCCGGGCACACCGGTCAATCAGATGCGCACGTTCGCGACGCTCGTGCAATTCCGCCTCCAGTAGGCCAACAACAGCCGCAGTAGAGCCACCGCCGGGTGGCTTTTTCATTTTCTGGAGAGGAAGCAATGTCAACCAACCTGATTGCAGGCACTGCGCAAGTTACGGTGGACGGCGTCACAGAGCAGCTCGAGGGCGGCCTGAAATATTCGGTCGCCACCGTCAAGCGTGAAGTGCTTATGGGGAAAGACGGGTTTCATGGGGTGAAAGAAACGCCGGTGGCGCCGTTTATTGAAATGGCGCTTCGCGATGCCGGGAATCTGACGGTTGCAAGTTTCAATGCGATGCGCAACGCCACGGTCAGCGCGACGCTCGCGAACGGCAAGATCATTACAGGCCGAAACATGGCTACCGTCGACGTGCAGGAAGTCGATACCGAAGATGCGAAGTTCACCGTTCGGTTCGAAGGCCCGCAAGTCAGCGAGCAAACTGTCTCTGTGAGCTAAGCGATGAGTGAAGAACAAAAAAAGAAACCGCTCAAGGTCATGCCATTCGAAATGACCATCGAGCTGCGCAAGCCGATCGAGCTGACCGGCACTGAGACGACGGCCATCACGGAGATCAACCTCCGCGAGCCGAATGTCGACGAAATCAGCAAATTCCTGAAGAAGAATCAGAAGGAAAACGCTGTCGACACCGTCAAGTATCTGATCTCGATAATCTCCGGCGTCCCGCAACCCGTCATCGACCGCATGGGCGCGACGGACTACTACAAGGCGCAGGATTATCTGCTGTATTTCTTGAGCCCGCCTGATGAGGACGACCCCGAGGGAAACGAGGTGGGCTCCCCATAGATTGGGAGCATTCCGTCCGGGTGATGGAGCGGTTCTGGCGTTGGCAGCCTAGCGAAACGAAGCTGCTGACATGGAGCGAGATCCGCAACTACGCAGCGCACGCCGAACTCATACTGAAAAAGGTGAAATAACGTGGCTCAAGAATTCGTCATTCGCATCCGTGCCGACGATGCCGCGACTGCCACGGTCAACAAGATCAAGGCTGCGCTCAGCAAAGTAACGGAGCCGATCGAGAAGTCCCAGAAGAGCATGAGCAAGCTGGGCGATGTCGGCCAAGGTGGCCTTGAAAAGCTGAAGAAGGGTCTCGGCGGCGTCGCGGGCGCGGCGCGTAAGGTAGTTGACCGCATCGTGGAGATCATCCCGGGCTTGACGGCGATCGGCGGAGCCGCGTCCCTCGCGGGCCTGTCGGCGTTGGCGGAGCGCTTCGGGTCGTTTGGGTTCGGCCTGAACAAGTCGTCGAGGTTGCTCGGCATGAATGCGCAGGATCTGGCCGCGTGGCATGTGGCCGCGAAGCGGGCGGGCGTCTCGGCGGAAGAGTTCGATTCGAGCATGTCATCGTCGCAAATGTCGATCCGCGGCGCGGCATATGGCGCCGATCCGCATGCGATGGTGATGCTGCAAAAGATGGGCGTGCAGATCAAACGGAACAACGACGGCTCGATCGACTACCTGACCACCCAGCAACGCATCATGGATGCGCTGCGTAAGCAGCCGAGCGTCGAGGGGCAGCGTGAGGCGGCGAATTCGTTGGGTATGGGCAGTCTGCTGCCGATGATCCAGAACGGCACGTGGGACGCGGACAAGGCGCGAGCCTACAAGAAGGGGCTTGTGCCGACGCCGGATGAAATCCAGCGCGCAAAGGTCTTCTGGGAAAACGTCAACGATCTGAAGGATTCGGTGTCGGGCCTCGGTAACAGCATTGGCTCAAACCTGATCCCAGTTCTCGGCCCGCTGGTAACTGGCTTGTCGAAGTGGCTCGATGCGCATCGTGTTGAGATCGCCGACAAGATTGCGGCAGCCGTCGGCAAATTCGTCGCCTGGCTGAACAGCGTCAACTGGGATGCGGTCACGAGCAAGATCAAAGGGTTCTGGGATGCGATCGGTGGCGTGAATGGTGTTTTGATCGGCATCGCTGCCATAACTCTTGCTGGGCCGATTACGAGCGTGCTCAGCCTGGTTACTGCGCTGACGACGCTTTCGACGAGCGCAATTCCGGCGGCGGTAACGGGCGTCGCCGGTCTCTCGTTGGGCGCTGTCGGCGCAATGGCTGCGCTGGCCGTCGGTGCGGGCATTGCAATCAAGAAGATTCAGGAATCGACGGAAGGCGGGCATTTCGTACCGCGCAATGCCGGCGGCAAGCTTCCCCAGTCCCTTCGGCAGGAAGACACCAACGCGGCGTGGTGGGCGCGCGAGGTGCAGGCAGCCAAGGATTTCTTTTCGTTCAGCGGCGGCCACTTCGTGTCTCGCGGCGACAGAAATGCGCACGGCGGCACCGGTGGCCTTGCGCCTCTCGGGATTCGCAGCAACAACCCGTTGAACATGCTCGACCATGACAACGAGATTGTCTACGACACGCCGGAAAAGGGGATCGCGGCTGCGGCTGAAAATCTCCGGAAGGGGTATCGAGGGCTGACTCTCGCGGCCATTGCCGATAAGTGGACTGGCGGAGCTCGTACTGGCAACACCCCGCAGCAGATGGCCAACTACGTCGGCATTTTGTCGAAGGGTACCGGACTGTCTGGCGACCAGACTCCTGACTTGAACAATCCTGCGGTCGTGGCCGCGCTCGTGAAAGCGCAGATCCGTGCAGAGAATGGTCAGCAGCCTTATACGGATGCGCAAATCAATGCCGGCGTCGGCGCGGCGTTGGCCGGAGGAGCGGCTGGTGCACCGACTGCGCCTGGCTCTTCTACTGCGCCTCCGGCCGGCGGTTTGTCGCAGCGCTTTGAGAATGATCGTGAATCTCGAGCCACTGCAGTCAATGTGACGTTTCACGGCGTTCCTGCAGGCGTTCGGCCCGAGGCGAGAGGCTCCGATGGCGGATTCCTGCCGACGAAGGTCAACTACGCCATGGGCGTAAATAGCGGAGCAAATCCTTGAGCACCATCTCGAACGCGCTGAACGTCGCCGGCAGCATTGGCGGTGTTGCGTCTTCTGTTGGGAATCTGGCCAGCCTCGCGGGATTTCAGTCCGGGAGCTGGCTGGATTTGCTCAAGCCGGCGAGCTATGGCAGCGTGCCGTTTGGTGTCGACTCGGTGCGTACCGCTGCCGGCCGCAAGGTCGCCATTCACGACTATCCGTTCCGCGATGAGTCGTGGATTGAGGACCTTGGCAAGAAGCAGCGCCGTTTTGAAGTGGTTGGGTTCCTCGTCGAGGACGACCTGATTACCGGGAAAGGGCCAGTAGTTAAGCAGCGCGATGATTTGTTGGCCGTGTGCGAAGACCCCGGCGGAACTGTCCTCGTGCATCCCACGTTGGGCAGGGTCGAAAACGTCGTCTGTTTGGGCGTTGAGATAACGGAAACGATCGCGGGGCGTGTCTTCGAGATACGTCTGACGCTAATGGTTTCAGGCGACCGCCTGTTTCCGAAAGCAGTCGCATCGACTGGCGATGAGAGCAACCAAAATGCTGACGCGCTGAGCAGCTCATCGCTGACGGACTTCATAAAATCTACGGCGTCTTCAATTCAAAACGGCGCCGCAGTCGTGCAGCAGGCTGTTTCAACCGCAGTGGGCTGGTATCAGCTCGCGACCACGGCCGTGAACGACGTCAAGCGCGTGATCGGTTCGGTGTCAACGCTGTTCGGCAATTTCGGGCGGCTCTTCGGCGGCACGAATAGCGGCTATGCCGGCTCGAATGCGCAGTCATCGCCCAGCGTAACGGCCGATGATCTGTTGGCGCAGGCGACTGCCGCGCGTGCTGCCGTAGCTGCAGCCGGTACCGTGTTGCAGATCGCTGCGGCGAATCCGTCGAATGCGGCCGCGGTGCAGGCCGCGGCGCAGTCGCTGCTTGCATCTGTTGTGGCTGCATCGACCGATCCGACCGACGCGGTGCGGCTCGTCGGCGACCTTGCTCAGTTCTCGCCGGTGCCAGTCACGACGCCGGGGCAGATCGGCGCCGCGATGCTTGAGATGCAGACGGCGCTGTCCGCGCTGTTGCGCCGCACCGCGCTGGCGCAGCTGGCAATCAGTCTCACGACCTATCAGCCGACCTCGCAAGAGGACGCCAATACGGTCATGGGGACGGCAGTTGGGCTGATTGATGCGGAAATCGATGTTGCAGGGGATGCTGGCGACGACAATAGCTTTCAGGCGCTGCGCGCGCTCCGGCAGTCGGTTATTTCCGATCTGCAGGCCCGTGGCGCGGATCTGGCATCGATCGCAACGTTCACGTTTCAGACGACGCTCCCTTCGCTCGTACTGGCTCAGCGAATTTATCGCGATCCAACGCGTGAGCTGGGGCTCGTGCAGCAGATCAATCCTATTCACCCCGCATTCTGTGGCCCCTCCTTCCAAGCACTCGCGACCTGATGAGCGACGATCTCACCCTGAAGGTTTCGACGTGCACACGGAACACCGGTGCCGCGGCGGGGCAGCAGACCTATACGACGTCGAACGCACGCGAGATCACGGGTTGGCTGAATGTGCGCGTGACGCGCGGCATCGAGCGGTGCCCGTCGGACTTCGACGTGGAGTTCACGGAGCCGTACCCGGGCGTTTCGGAAGTGATCGTACAGCCGGGCGACCAGTGCGAGGTGTATCTCGGCGCCGATCTGGTGCTGAGCGGCTTTGTGGACCGGTATCTTCCGTCCTACAACGCGCGGCAGCACACCATCAGGATAACTGGCCGCAGCAAGTGTCAGGATCTCGTCGACTGTTCGGCGAAGTGGCCCGGCGGTCAGTTGCTGAATATGCCGCTGCTACAGATTGCGCAGAACCTGTGCTCGGTCTATGGAATCCCGGCAAACCTTGCGGCCGGCGCGGACCAGGGAGCACCGATACCGCAGCTCAACATCATGGTCGGCGAGCCGATCTATGACGTGCTGGAGAGGCTGTGCCGGTTCCGGGCTCTCCTGCTATACGACCAGCCCGACGGCAGCCTCCTGCTGTCTGGAATCGGCACACAGCAGCAAGCGAGCGGGTTCACTGAGGGTATTAACGTCCAGTCGGCCAGCATGATGTATGGGATGGATGGCCGCTTTTCAGACTATGACGCCGTTCGGCAGAGTCTGGACACGTGTCAGGACGTCGGCGACGGTGGGAATCTCATCGCGAGCGTGAAAGACCAGACAGTGCCGCGGTTTCGATACCGCGCGATCGTCGCTGAGTCGGTTTTTGGTGGGCAGGATGTCGCGGCGCAGCGGGCGCAATGGGAAATGGCTCGTCGGTATGGCCGGTCGTTTCAGGTTCGCCTGACGACGGATAGCTGGCGCGACTCGGCCGGCGCGCTGTGGACGCCCAATACGCTCGTCGCAATCGATCTGCCGGGCCTGAAGTTGAAGCCGCAAACGTGGCTGATTTCGGACGTGACCTACAAGCGCGATGAGAACGGCACGACTGCCGATCTCACCATCATGCCGCCGGCGGCCTTCTATCAGGAGCCGATCATCCTCAACCCAATCGCTCCAGACGTTACTGCGGGGAATTGATGGACTCAGGCGCACTAGACCGGATGTTCATGCGGCTGCGTGGCTTGTTCGGGCGCGGTCGTGTGACATTCGTCGACGACAGCGGCACCGTTCAGAAGATGCAGGTGAAAGGGAATGACCTGTTCACTTCTGACAACAGGATGCGGCTGGCCGAATACGGCCTCACATCAAACCCGCCAGTCGGGTCCGATGTGATTTACGGTGCTATCGCGGGTGATCCGGGCGATGTTGCCGTGGTGGCGACAAACCATCAACCATCTCGCCCGAAGGCGCTCGCGATTGGCGAGTCGATGCTGTATCAGCAAAACGGCATACAGGTTTACTTGAGCAATGGTGGCCTGGTCATCAACGCGGCTGGCTTGCCGGTCACGTGCAACAACGCAACAAATTTCACAGTGAACTGCACCGGAGTGTTCAAGGTAGTGGCACCCGGCGGTGTGCAGTTCGTAACGCCTCTCGTCTCTTCGACCGGCGACATCCAGGATAACTCGGCCACGAACGCAGACACGATGGCCGATATGCGCCAGGACTACGACACGCACGGCCATCCGGTCGTCAACGTCCAGACTGGCGGCAGCACGATTACCACTGGCACACCGACCGTGCCGATGTAGCGCGCATGCGCTCAACGACGAAGCCCGCTTTTGCGGGCTTTTTTCATGCGTGAGCGGAAATGGCCGACGCAACTCTTATGTGGGACCCCGTGAACAATCGTGGGGATCTTGTTTTTAGCCCACCGACCCTGTTACAGCAGGCTGTATCTGTCGCATCGCCCGCTTTGTTCGGGGTGGGTGATGGCATCGCGACGCAGTTTCCGCTAGTACCTAGCGCGAACGTCATAAGCAACATCGTTGCTTCGATTTACCGCAACGACTGGCAAGGCAACCAGTTGCTGTATGCGACGCCACGGACGAACGGCTTTCTTCAATCCACAAATCTCGCATCTGGCTCGTGGGTTTCATCGCGCGTCGGCTCCGCTACGGCAGTCACAGGCCCTGACGGCAGCACTCACGCGTACAACGTGGTGGCCAATGCGGTCGGAAGTGCATATCTGTACCAGAGCATGTCGGTCGTTGCCGGGCAGGCATATCCGATTAGCGTGTTTGCAAAGGCGGGGTCCATCAGTGCCATCTCTCTGCACTCTTTCACGCAGGCCGGAGATGCGACATTCTCGCTCTCCGGCGCTGGATCGGTGACATCGGTCACGGGCATCGCTTCGAATGCGCAAATAACATCGCTTGGCGGCGGATGGTATTTCTGCTCGGCCATCATGACGCCGACGAGCACTGCGTCGGACAATGTCGCAGGCATCGACTTTAACGCGCTGGTTATTGGCGACAACGTTACATTCTTTGGCCCGCAGTTTGGCGCGGCAGGCAATACGGCAGGCAGCTACATCCCCACGACCACATCCGCTGTAACGGTCACGGATTACACGCTGAGCGCATCCGGTTCAGTGGCGCTTGCGGCTGCCCCGGTCTTTGGCGCGCAACTCACGTGGACTGGTACCTACACGCTTAACACGGTCGCCGCTGGTGGGTTTGTGCAAACCGGTAACGACCTTCAAACGGCGATCATCATCAGCCTTTTCACGGATCGCATGGCGCAGCCGGGCGACGTGATTCCCGATGGTTCAAACGACCCGCGTGGCTGGTGGGGTGATGACGATGTGCCGATCGGCTCGCGAATGTGGCTGCTCAAGCGCTCGAAGCAGATCCCCGAGACGCTGCAGCTTGCGTATGACTACCTCGCCGAAGCCCTGCAGTGGCTCATTGATGACGGCGTAGTCGCGCGCTTCGACATCAGCGTGCAGTGGGCGCGGCCAAGCGTACTGGGTGCGCAGATCACTGCGTACAAGCAAAACGGAACTCAACTGATGACGGGCCAGTATGCATGGGCCTGGTCGGGGATCAACACATAATGCCGTTCGCGCGTCCAACACTCACTTCGATCAAAGCACAGGTCGCAGCCGACATTCAGGCGAGCGTGGCCGGCTCAGATCCGTTGCTGCGGTTCTCGGTTCTCAAGATCCTCGGCACGGCGCTCTCTGGTCTTGCTCAACTCCAATACGGATACACCGATTGGGTCGCGCAACAGGCGAATCCGTTCACCGCAACGGATGAATTCCTTGAGGCATGGGCTGCGCTAAAGAATGTGTTCCGCGAGCCGGCCACGCAGGCTGGTTTAGCAGTTCCCGGGCAGATCACCTTTCCGGGCACGAACGGGACGCCGCTGCCTATCGGTACCCCGATCACGCGTGGCGATGGCGTTGGATACACGACGACGTCCGCCGGTGTGTGGTCGGGAACCAATGTGACCGTCAACGCGGTGGCAAACGCCGACCCGGCTGGCTTGACCGGCGCATTCGGTAATTGCCCGATCGGCACCGTGATGACCATCGGGACGTCGATCAACGGCATCAGTTCGACGGGTTCCGTGACGACCGCTTTCACGGGCGGCGCCGATGTCGAGAACGATGACAGCCTGCGCTCGAACATGCTGCAGGCGTACCAGAACGTTCCGCAGGGTGGGGCGCAGAAAGACTATGTAACGTGGGCGCTGCAGGTGAATGGCGTCACGCGCGCGTGGTGCAACCCGAATGGGTTTGGCGCGGGCACGGTGGTCGTTTATCCGATGCTCGACGTCACCGAGGCTGCAAACAACGGTTTCCCGCAAGGCGTCAGCGGCGTTGCGACGCTAGAGACGCGCGGCTCGCCGACGGCGACGCTCGATCT